GTATTCGCACATATGTGGGCACCTGAAATAAAGGACCACCGTGTGCGCAGTGGAATGACAGCGTCACGCCACTTATGGGGCTTTCTATATAAGACCCTTAACCCTAACAACAATGTTTGGGGTAAACTGTCGTCACGTACGACAGTTTGGTCTCTCTCTACTGATTTAGAGGAGGCAACCGATTATGGAAATATCGGTGTTGCCAGACAAATCTGGCAATCACTCATCGTAAATTCGATGCGTGAAGCGGAGTTCCCGCTTGGCCTTGCAATACTTGCAAAGCACCTCTTCATATCGAAGAGGCCGGTCTTCATCAAAGAAATGATTGACCGTCACCTGTTCTATAAAGTTGTAATTAAGAACAGGGGTTGGTTTATGGGAGATACCATGACCAAAACGATTCTCACGGTTGGTGAGAATTACAACCTTGAAAAAAACAAGGCTGGAGTCGCTGATGCAGTTGGCGACGACCTCATTATACTTGATAATGAGGTAAAGGTCCTTGAGCAAAGTCTCAAAGGCCTCACAGAGATGGATTTTAAAGTCTCTGAGGATGATACTTATATATCATCCGACTTCGCATTTTACTGCGAAGAAGCTATGGTCGTACCACAGCGGACTAGGGATCTACCCCAGTCGGGCATGAAAAGAGGTGCCCCGGTAATCAACTATATTGATTATCCTAGGTTAAGATTGCTCTTACCTACAACCTCAGAAACTGAGGCTTACTCCTCGACGAATGCGGGGAGGTTCTCCTTATTAGGAAAGGAGTGTGCTTGGACCTATAGGGTCAATAGCAAACTTAGTCCAGCAATGATGCGGGCTATAGTCCTTCAACATATTATGTTGAAGCAGGACACAGACACACTGTGTCCCTTCCTACCGGTAGAGATAGGAGGAGATGGTGCATTTCCACCATCTGTGGACTTCCTAACCAAGGTTGTCCAAGGGCCGCATTGTTGCGACTCCGCGGAAGCGTACTTCCGTATCCAACACCTAATGAGAGGTAGAGTTGGATTTAAGTTTGTCAGATCTGACAGACTTAACCATGTGGTGCACAAGCACCACTTGTTTGTTCCGATACGGAACAGGATCCGCGAGTACTTACTCACGAATCGACCAAGTGCAATTATGCAGTTGGAATCGCCTGAACAAAAGACGATGATGCGCTCGCTACGGCAAACGCAGTTTGAACAACCTGAATTCACGTTGTTCCGAATACTGAAAAGTCAGTATTATCACGACATCATGAGAGGTCGTGAACCTCCTGAGATAGATTTCTCAGA